ATTCGTTGAATGACCACTTGGGCACCATCTTGCGTGGTCATATCCCAAGCATCAGCACACAAACCGGCGAAGCAGACCCCCTCGTCGTTTGGAACCGGATAAACGGTCTTCTCAAACTTGTTCATCACCGTCTCCGTAACGAAATCCCCCACAGTGACTGGCGCGCCGCTTGGATTCTCTACCCAGGGATTGGCAACAGTGGCCAGCCACGCGTGCATCGCATAATCCTGGGGCGTCAGATAATTGACCAGCTGGTTAATCTGAGGCCGTGACACTTGGGGGGCCGATTTGACGACCGAACGCATGTTCTTCGCCCTTTCCTGATCGGCCCTCGAAGCTTGAATTCCCTTCACTGGCTTCGCTGCTGTCTTCACACCAGCACCGGACGATTGTCCTCCTTTCTTTTGTTTTTGTGATTGTTTCATCTTGCATTCAACAGCACTATCCAATTTCAAACTATCCAATAGTTTTTTGTGTAACCCGGACAGCGCAGAGAGAAAACTCAAACCTTTGAAAATTCGATTCTTGCGAGCCTCAACCCAGGGACCTTCAACAAGTTCCCCGAATCCCGCATTGAACCACAAAGGCGCCATGTCTTCCTCGATTCTAACCATCAAACCATCCGCTTTTTCCAGCTTCTCGGTCAAGACCAAGAAAGCGGGCGTGGGGTCCGGGTAACCCCTACTGCGATTGAATTCCCCCAAAGCCAGGAGAAAATTGTTGATGTCTACGCCAACTGTGTCAACGTCGTCGAGGCGAGACAAATCATACACGTTCTTGTTGTGACGGTATGCTTTCTCGGCTTTTAATTGGTTCCTCTCGGATGGCTTGGGGAGCCCAGCCATCCACGCCTCATAATGGAGGCAGACCAAATCCGTGATCGGATTGATTCTCGCCACTCTGTCTTTCGTTGTTGCGTTCACCGAAAGCCAGAGAGCTTCTTGGAGGTCGTCCTTGCACCAGACGTCCCTCGGGTCTCGAACGAAACACGTTCCTTTGACCCCCGTGAGAGGACACCAGCGGTACCCATCCCATGTGCACACAAATATGCCCCTCAAGAAGGACCGTGTGTGAATTGTGCCCAACCAAGGGTGTGGGCTGGATTCCGTCAGGCTGGTTTCCCACTCGGTCATCAGGCCGTGCATCTTCGCTCTGGCGTCGAACATTTCCAGAAATTTCCCTGCAAAAATGACGTTGAGTGGCCCGTCATAATTCCTCATAACGTGGAAACAGTGTATCCAAATGGGTATCTGCATGAGTATCGCGTCAAAGGACGTCGTGGGTCTCCCGGTGTCCGTGCACGGTCGTTGCCTAAACACATGTCGAACCTTGGCCCCGTTCACGAACTCCACAAACTCGCGTGGCGCGTCCGCCCTTTCCTCCATTCCAGCAATGCCCTCTTGAGTCATCCCAAATTTCTTGAAATACCACCTGTGCTTCCTCTGGTGGACAGGACCGCACGTCAAATCGCAGCTCTTCAGGTCGTAAGCGCACACCCAGTATCCATCTTCCATGACAAAGACGGCGTAATTGTCGTCACCGTGTATGGCCACATGGATGCCCCTCTCACCTATCACGGTGTTGATCCAGTCATTGAGGTTAAACTGAGTGGGATCCATCGCTGTGTAAATGGAACACTTCCCGAATTTGGTCTGCCAAACCATGCGCGTCTTGAATTGTTGTTTGAAAACCAGAATCCATGCCATCGCCCACAATCCGACCTCGTCCATTGGAAACAGAGGGCGCATCTTCATCCAACGGCCGGATGCTGTCAACTTCCATTGCAATTTCTCGTCGGTCTTGACCTGCATGGTGACGAGGGCAACCTGAATCGGCCCCCCTTTGCGCAGCTTTGCTATCCGTTTGCGATAGTTCTCCTTCTTGCCGGCACTGAACTCACACGTGTCCACGTACGCCTCCAACTCGTCAAGCGAGAGCGGCTGGACGGGCTGGATCCATTCCTTCGTGTAATGCACCATCCTGTCATAATCCTCTTGGATAACTTCCTCGACCTCCGGTGGGGGGTTGACATTGAACCTGTCCGCCACCACTCCCAACACCGCCGCTAAATCGGACACTGGTTTCCCGAACGCATCCGTGCAGTTGCTGCTGATAAGCGCGACCGAGCCGCCCGTGCTGTAAGGCTCGCGCAAACGGCCGGCCAACTCCTCGGCCGACAGGACGTACTGCCCCATAGACTCCGTGGTCACATTGCTCACGTTCTCGGGAAAAACCAACACAAAGTCCTC